TTATTTGTGGCAGAGTCAGTTGTTACCCTAAGAGTTGATGCCAGTGGTGCAACAAGAGCCTTGCAGGGTGTACAAAATAGAACAAATGCACTTGAAAGATCGTTTGGTGGTTTAAAAGCAGCTATTGGTGGTGTTGGTCTTGGATTATTGACAAGACAGGCAGTAAAAACATCAATAAATTTTGATAAGTTAAATTTACGTTTAGGACTACTTACAAAAGCAACAGGAGATTTTTCTGCGGCTCAAAAGATTGCAACTGACGCTCAAAATTTATTTGGTCTTAGTGCAACAGAAGCTCTTGAGGGTGTTACAAATATTACAGCAAGATTAAAACCATTAGGAGTAAGTCTGGAAGATATTAGAACAACTTTCATCGGTTTTAACACTGCTGCAAAATTAGGTGGTGCAAATGCACAGGAAGCCTCCAATGCTTTCAGACAATTAGCACAGGCTCTTGGTTCTGGTAGGTTAGCTGGAGATGAATTTAGAAGCGTATCAGAGCAGATTCCATTGATTTTAAAACCATTGGCAGATGAGTTGGATGTAGATGTAGGTAAATTAAAAGAACTTGCTGCTCAAGGTAAGTTGACAAGTGATGTGGTGATCAGGGCATTAAGACAATTAGGCAAACAAGGTGGCGAAGATTTGAAAGCGATTCTAGACAATGACCCGACACAGGTGTTTAAAAATTTAAGTAATGAAGCTGAAAACTTATCAAGAGCAGTAGGAGAACAACTTACCCCAGCCATTTTGCCTGTGATCAGAGCATTGACGGAACTGACAAAAGCATCAGTTGAGTTTGTAAATTCACCGATTGGAAAAACTGCTGCGATATTTGCAGCGATAGCATTTGCAGCAAAGGGTGTGTCTGTACTTTTACCAATATTGGCAGCAGGGTTGATTAAAGTTGCAGCAGCAGGGGGTGTTCTTACAATAGCTCTGAACTCAATACCATTTGTTGCAGTAGCAACAGCAATTGGTGGTGTTGTAACTGCTTTAATAAAAGTTACTTCTGAACAGAAAAAATTTACAGAGGCATTACAGGAAGGAGATAAGGCAGCCCTAAAAAGTCAACTTAACAAATTATTTATTGAGAGACAAAAACTTTTACAAAGATTAGGAACAGCACAGGAAAACAATAACAAAAGAGCAGAAGCATCATTAAAAAGACAGCTTGCAGAACTAAACAAAAACTATGATCAAGTTCAAAAAAGATTACTTACAGAAATAGATAAAACAAATGAGATAGAAAAACAGAATAAAAAATTACAGGAACAAGAAGAGCTTCAAAAGAAAAATCAAGAGGCAGCAGCAAAATTAAAAGAAAAAATGACGGCAGTGGGTGAAGAGATTGAAACAAGTATCAAGAGTAATTTAAGAGATGCAATTACAGGCGCACAATCATTTGGACAGGCGATGACGAATGTATTGAACAGAATCAGAGATAAAATTATTGATGCACAGATTGATAAAATCCTCGGTAATTTTGGTGAGAACTTTGGAGCTTCTGCCTCTGGTGGAAAAGGAAAAGGTATAGGTGGATTCTTGGGCGGTATTTTAGGTGGATTATTTGCAGATGGTGGTAGGCCACCAGTAGGAAAAGCTTCAATTGTTGGTGAACGTGGGCCAGAATTATTTGTACCAAAGGTTGCTGGTACTATAATTCCTAATAATGCAATTGGTGGAGGTGATAATGTGACTAACATGGTGACGGTGAACGTAGACGCACAAGGCTCTTCTGTGGCTGGCAACAGTACAGATGCACAGGCTCTAGGGGCAGCGATAGGTGCTGCTGTACAAGCACAGCTGATAAAAGAAAAAAGACCTGGAGGTTTATTAACTAGATAAATGGCAACTTTTCCCTCAATCACTCCCACATATGGGATGAGAAAAACAAGCGCACCGAGAATCAGGTCAACAAGACTAGGTGATGGATATGAGTTCAGGGCATTGTTTGGCCTTCCGCTTACTCAAGACCCAAAAATATATGATCTTACTTTCAATGTTTCAGAGACACAATCTGATGTCATAGAAGGCTTTTTGCGTAGTCGTGTGAATGATCAGGCAAGTTTTACCTTTACACCTCCAGGCGAGGGCTTCACAAAAACAGGTACATATAGCCAAAGCGGAACTACTGTCACCATAACCATCAGTAATCATGGTCTTGCCATTGGTGATGTTGTGACCATTGACTACACTTCTGGATCAGCTACCGATGGTGATTTTGCAATCGCCACAACTGCTGATGACAATACATTCACGGTGACGGCAGCTTCTTCTGCGACAAATAGTGGTAATGTATCGGTCACATTATCAGGGGCTGGAAAATTTGTCTGTCAATCATGGACAAAAACAATTCCTTATAACAACAGAGCAATATTGAACTGCACTTTTAGGGAGGTATTTGAACCATAATGGCATTACCTACAGCAGAATTACAATCATTAACAAATAAATCTATTATTGAGTTATATACATTGACATTAGTATCTGCATTACATGGGTCAACAGATGTGACAAGGTTTCACTCTGGTGTTGGAATGAACAGTAATGCTTCTATTATTTGGCAAGGAAATATATATGCAAAATTTCCGATTATTGCTGAAGGGTTTGAATATTCTGGCCGTGGGTCACTTCCAAGACCGACAATAACAGTTTCTAATATATTGGGAACAATTACAACATTGATGGCAACAGTAAATGCTACAACACCATTCAATGATCTTCAGGGTGCAAAATTTGTACGCATACGCACTCTCAGCCAGTTTTTAGATGCTGCAAATTTTCCATCAAGTAAAAATCCTTTCGGTACACCAGACAGCACGGCAGAACTACCACAGGAAATTTATTTTGTAAATAGAAAAATTGTAGAAAATAGAGATATTGTACAGTTTGAACTTGTATCAGCACTTGATCTTCAAGGAGTTCGTGCACCAAAACGTCAGGTAACAAAAAAGGATTTTCCCTCTGTCGGCTCATTTACTTAACAATGAATTGGAAAACTGATGCTGTAAAACACGCTGAAGAATGTATACCAAAGGAATCCTGTGGTCTGCTTGCAGTCATAAAAGGAAAAGAGACATATTGGCCTTGTAAAAATATTGCAGAATCTGGGTTTGAATATTTTATTATCGACCCTGACGATTGGGCAGAATGTGAAGATACAGGTGAAATAATTGGTATTGTACATTCTCATCCATATGATCCACCACAACCTTCTGATAATGATAAAGCAAGTTGTGAGTATTTAGATTTACCTTCTCATATTTACAGCGTAAGAATGAAAGAATGGTATTCTTTTAAACCTACTGGATGGAAAGCACCATCACTTATAGGTAGAAATTTTATTTGGGGTGTTCATGATTGCTGGTCAATTGTTACAGATTGGTATAAGCAAACAAAAAATATTGATATCCCATATTGGAACAGACCCAAAAAAATGAAAGAATTTATCAAAAATCCAGAATTTGAATATGCTTTACCAAAATTGAATTTCATAAAACAAGATACTGATGATATACAAGTAGGTGATGTTTTATTATTTCAATCAATAACAGGCAATTTAGATCATGTTGCTGTTTATATTGGTGATAACATGATTTTGAATCATAATATAAGAAGATTAAGTTGCCGAGAGCCTTTTGATTTAGGTTATCAGCAAGCACTTAAAGGGGTTTACAGGTATGCAGCTTAAAACTATAAAAGTATATGGAAGATTAAGAAAATTTCTTGGTTCATCCTATTTTGAGGCAGCAGTATCAAGTCCAGCAGAGGCAATACGTTTTTTGATGTGTAACTTTCCAGAAGTAGAGGCACACATGAGTCAACAGTACTACAAAATAAAGATGAACAATATGGATGTCTCTTTGGATTTTCTATCAATGAAAGGTCAAGGTGATATTCAGATCATACCAATTGCAACAGGTTCTGGGCCTATTGTGCCTTTTGTTACGGGTATATTTAGTGCTGCTGCTACCGTTGCTACTGTTGCGGCTGGTGCTGTTACTGCGGTGGCTGGTACTGCGATTACGGCTGCTGCTACCGTTGGTGGTGCGATTGCCACTGTAGCTGGTGCAATAGCCTCTATTCCAGTGGTTGGCAGTATCGCTACGGCTGTTGTTGCAGATTTAGCAATAGGTGGGATTACTTCTTTACTTGCCCCAACTCCTGCACCTTTTGAATCTCCTAGTGGTGGTGATGGTGGATTTGGTGCTTCTGAACCAGATGGTTCATTAGATCCTCAAATGGCAAACTCATATTCATTTTCAGGCATCCAAAACGTTTCGATTAGTGGTGTTTGTGTTCCGATCATATATGGACAAGTGTTTTGTGGCTCTGTGGTGATCAGTTCTGGTATTGATACAGTTCAAGTAGAGGGTACAAATTAATGTTTGATTTTAAGACAATACAAGAGGCTGTTGCTTTACAAGATCCTAATTTACCAAAAGATGTTTTAGCTTCAAAGCAATTTCAAACTTTAGTGGAACTCTTAGGTGAAGGTATAATCGAGGGTTTTCCAAGTGCCACTGGTAGTCAAGGATCTACAGAATACAACACTGGAAGTCTGAAAGATGTATTTTTAAATGGTGTGCAAGTATTACAACAATCTGCTAGTAATTCAAATCCGAGTGATGAAGATTTTAATTTTCAAAATGTTACTTTTCAGCCAAGATTCGGGACATCTGACCAAACAGCAATAGAGGGAATTACAGCTAGTGAATCAGAAACATTAGTTGGTGTTGCTGTTACTAAAGATACCCCTGTCAGTAGAACTGTTACAGATACAAACGTTGATGCAGTTAGAGTTACTTTAAGCTTTCCATCATTGCAAAAATTTGAAGATAATGGTGATATTAACGGTGCTGAAGTTGCTATCAACATACAAACCATTGAAAATGATGGAACTACAACAACTGTCATAACAGACACTGTAAAAGGAAGAACTGCAAGTAGTTACTTTAGAGATTACAAAATTACTTTTTCTTCTAGTACTTCTTTTCCCGTAACGATCAGGGTTAACAGAACAACAGATGACAGCACAGAGACAACTTTACAAAATGCCTCAATATGGTCATCTATTACTGAACAAATTTTTGACACAAAAAATTATGCTAACTCTGCCCACGTTGCTTTAAGGTTTGATGCTGAAAGCTTCCCAACTCAGCCAAGAAGAATGTATAGAGTGCGAGGAACAAAGATCAAAATTCCGCATAATGGAACGGTTCAATCTGATGGCTCAATCTCATACTCTGGAACTTTCAATGGAACGTTCAAAACAGATAAGGAATGGACAAATGATCCAGCTTGGATTTTATATGACCTGTTAACAACATCTAAAGGTTTTGGTGATCATATAGATTCAACGCAGTTAGATGTTTTCAGTTTTTATTCCGCTTCTGTTTATAGTGCAGAACAGGTTGATGATGGATCAGGTAATAACACCACAGAACCACGTTTTTCTTGTAACGTTGTTATCCAAAATCAGAAACAGGCATACAATCTTATTAATGATTTATGTTCTGTGATGCGGGTCATGCCTTTTTATTCGGCTGGCACAATATCAATCACACAAGACAGACCGACAGATGCAAGTTATTTATTCAACCTATCAAATGTTACAGAACAGGGTTTTTCCTACAGTAACTCACAACGAAATTCAAAAATAACTGTTGTTAATGTTGCATATTTTGATAATGAAACTCAACAGATTGAATATGAGACAGTAGAAGATACCGCATTACAGGCAAAGTATGGGGTTGTTACAAAAAATTTAAGAGGTTTTGCCACAACATCAAGAGGTCAGGCTTCTCGTCTTGGTAAATGGTTTCTCTACACACAATCTAATGAGGCTGAGATTGTAAACTTCACCACCACTCTTGAATCAGGTACTTTGGTAAGACCTGGGGCAGTAATTAATATTGCAGACCCTTTAAGGGCAGGGGTTAGAAGAGGGGGAAGGATAAAAACAGGAGTATCTACGACACAGATAATCGTTGATGATGAAAATAATACAGATTTGGCAACATCAGGTTCTGCAACATTATCAGTAATACTTGCAGACGGCACACTTGAAACAAAAACTATTTCTACAATATCAGGAACAACTATTACTGTATCTTCTGCATTTTCATCAACACCACCATCTAATAGCGTCTGGGTAATAGAAAATACAACAGTTCAACTGCAAATATTTAGAGTGATTGGTGTTACAGAAGTTGATCAGCTTGCATATCAAATTACTGCCGTTGCTCATAATCCATCTAAATATGAAAATGTTGAAGATGGTGAAGCTTTAGCATCTCGAAGTATTACAACTTTAACTTTATTAAAGCCAGCACCAAGTAATTTGCAAGGATCAGAGCAAATAGTTGTTTTAAATAATCGTGCTGTATCTAAACTGTTTATCCAATGGCAGCCTGTTTCTGGTGTTACAGAATACATGGTTCAATACAGATTTCAAAATGAAAACTTTATTTCTCAAAGAGTAACGAGACCTGACTTCACAATATTTGAAACTCAACTTGGAACTTATGAGGTAAGAGTATTTAGTTATAATGCTTTAGCTAAACCAAGCACAAATCCCGCAACAACAACATTTACTACTGTAGGAAAAACAGCTTTACCAGAAGATCCAAGCGGTTTAACTATAGAACCTATTTCAGATCAGTTTGTACGACTAAGATTTAATGCAGCAACGGATGTTGATGTTTTGCACGGAGGCACAATTTCAGTTAGGCATACACCCAATTCAGGTGCAACAGCTACTTTCACAAATGCAACAGAAATAATTCCAAAACTTGCTGGAAATTTAACAGAAGCACTTGTTCCAGCCTTAACTGGAACTTATTTGATTAAGTTCATTGATGATGGTGGCCGCAGATCATTAAATGCCGCAAAAGTAATTGTTACTCAACCAGATCCACAACCACACCAAATAATACTTACAGAGAGAGAAGACACTGATTCACCACCATTTCAAGGTGAAAAAACAAATACATTTTATGATGCAACTTTTGATGGATTGTTATTATCTGGAACGTTGTTAATTGATGATATAACACAAACTATAGATGAGTTATCAAATATTGACTTTGCTGGCCCGATAAATTCAAGTGGTACTTATGAATTTCAAAATCAAGTTGATTTAGAAGCAATATTTAATCTTACACTAAAAAGAAGATTTGTTACTTCTGGGCTTTTACCTAATGATCTTATTGATTCAAGGACAGCAAATATAAATACGTGGACTGAATTTGATGGTCAATTAGCTGAAGATGTCAACGCAAAATTATTAGTTGCGACAACTGATATAGATCCAGCAACTTCAGTTTCAGCTACATACGAACAAAGCGGGACAACTATTACTATCACAAAAACCGATCATGGATATTCTGTAGGTAACTTTGTTGTGATAGATTTTACTGCTGGTTCTGCGACTGATGGCAACTATGAAATTCAAACAGTGCCAAATGCAAACACATACACAGTGACAGCAAGTGCCAGTGCAACTATATCAAGCGGAACTTCATGTACTTATGGGGCAAACTTTACTCAGTTTAATACTTTTGCAAATGGTGAATATACAGGGAGAGGATACAAGTTTAAATGCGAACTCGAATCAAATGATCCGGCTCAAAATATAAATGTTACAGAACTTGGATTTGAAGCAAGTGTAAAACGAAGAACAGAAACAGTAAATACTGCTATCGCAAGCCAATGTGCAACTAATGGTGCAGCTAAGACAGTTACGTTTGGAAATCCGTTTTTCCCAGGTACTGGCTCTCTTGGTGGTTCATCTACTGCATTTCTACCCACAATCGGAATAACTCTTGAAGGTGCTGTTTCTGGTGATTATTTTAAAATTACATCTATTACAGGAACACAATTTGTCATTGAAACAAGAGATAAAAATGATGCCTTCAAAGATTTAAGTTTTAAATATACTGCAATTGGGTTTGGTAAAGGTACTTAAATATGTTTATATTTAAGTTATCAACTAATATATACTTAAATAAAAAGGTCTAAGTAATGGCAACTCATGATTACGATATAGCAAACCAATCAGGTGCTGCATTTAGAATAGACTTAAATAATGCCCTTGCTGCAATACAATCTAATAATTCAAACGCCTCATCTCCTGCCACCACCGTAGCCTATCAATGGTGGGCTGATACCAATGCTGGTGTTATGAAGCTTAGAAACTCATCAAACAACGCTTGGATAGAAATTTTTCAGCTTGACGGTACTTTAACTCTTGAAGATGGCAGTGTTTCAGCTCCCGCACTCAGTTTCAGGGACGACCTCAACACAGGAGTTTACAGTTCTGCTGCTGATACTTTTAACGTGGCTACTGGCGGTGTTGAGAGGATGGAACTTGGAGCTACAACGATATTTAACGAAGATGGTGCGGATGTGGATTTTAGAATTGAAGGAGATAACAATGCTAATTTATTTTATGCTGATGCTGGAAATGATCGTGTTGGAATAAAAACAAGTTCGCCAGCAGTAGAACTTGATGTTAATGGTGTTACAAGTACAGGTTTAGGGGGTTTAGATAATTCTAATATCTATGCTGGATTGGCCAATAATACAAGTCATGGAGGTGTTGTTTTGGGGGCTGGTACAAATGGTAATTCACCCTTTGTCGCAGCATCAAAACTTTCTAATGGTAACGCATTAGCTTTAAGATTAATTACCAACGGTACAGTAAGAGCATTTATCAGAAATGATCAAGCTGGTATTGCTTTTGGTACTGATACCGCAGCAGCTAACGTACTCGACGATTATGAGGAGGGAACTTGGACGGCTCTATTAAATGGAGGTAATTTTACAGCAACACAAAATGGTCTTAGATATACAAAAATAGGAAGAATGGTAACTATTTCAGGAGAATTAACAGGTTTTTCTTCTTCTACTAATGGAACAGCAATATCTATGACAGGCGCACCTTTTAGCTGTACTGCTACTGCAAGTTATGTTGGAACAATACTCCTGTCAAAAGTTACAGATTTCAGTGGTTTTGGACAAATTATTGTGAAAATAGACAGTAGTAGTAGTACCATGACTTTCACTGTTTCAGGAAGGGGTTCAAATACTGATTTCGCATTAAGATATCAAGATTTTGATGCCACTGATGCTATATTAAGATTCACTCTGTCATATTTTACAGATTAATAGACCGAAGCTAAGTCTTTAAACTAAGCCTAAACCTGTTTTAATCGGAGATTAATCCTAATGGCACTTACAGAATCAATAGAATACGACAAGATAGAAGTTGTTGGTCAATATAAGGCGGTACAAGTTCGAAAAGCAACAGTCATCAAAAAAAATGGTGAAGAACTCACAAGGTCTTATACCAGATATGTTTTGCATCCAGGTAGTCTTAAGGGTGGACTAAAAGCAGATGGGGTAACTCCAGCAGATGATGCGGATGACTTTGTTGATACAGATTTGTCCGCAGAACCAACAGAAGTAGCTGCAATATGCAATGTTGTTTGGTCTGATGACGTAAAAGCTGCTTGGAAAACACAATTATTAGCAAATAAATCTTCTTAATATTATGTCAGATAATAAAAAACGAATAGACCAACTAAAACTTGAAGCACAAGTCGCTGTTGATGAATTTAAGAAAATTCAAGAAAAGATAAAAGAGCTTGTTGTTGCTCGTGATGCTTTAAAAATGAAAGCATTTAGTTGTTCAGAAAGAATAAACGAATTAGAAGGAGTACAACAAATCCCTGCAAATACAGAAGTAATTAATTAAGTTTTTCTTGCATTTGTTTAGTCATAATCCCACCTAAGATATACAAAGGGCCAAGGGTGGGAATAATTAACAGCATTGATATAATTAATGTGTGACTTATGGCTCGGAGGATTGCTTCTTTTACCATGTTTCAAAAAATTTGTCAGATAGCTTCATTGTTGTCTCTATTTCTTACCTTGTCAATGTTGGGCGGTTCATACTATGCGTTCAGATTTGTTACCAGTGAACAGTTCAAAGCAAGAGTGATGAATGAGATCCTTGATAACGTATCTGGAATGATGCCAAAAGTATTAGACCAAGAGTTGCCAAAAGTAACAGGCCCATCAATGCCAATCATCAAATGATTTTTGGATTTTTTAAAAAATTAATAAAATATTATATTGATAAACTTGTGTCTTGGATAAGAATAAAAAAACTACAGCTTGAATTAGATAATGAGATAAAAAAATATCATGATGATATGGATGCAAAAATAACAAAACCTAAAATTATTGAAAAAGGTAAGTTTGGAAAAGATGGCTGGTCTATTTCTATAGGTGATGTAGATAAAAATGAGTGAAATAAAAATCCCTGAGATAAAACTTCCAACAATTGATATCCCTGATGCACCATATTTTACAAAACCAAAACTGGAAGGCAAGTTGCCTGGGTGTTATTTATATCATCGTGATTTAGAAACTACACGGAATCCTTCTTTACTTATATCGGACAAACGTGGCACATATACTGTATGTCCAAACGGTGAAATACCATCATATACTCCGATGAGATATGACCCTGCCCAAATAATCAATACAGAGCCAGTTCCAGTTAATACTGCTCCAACTCAAAAAGATACAAACATAACACAACCAAAACCTAAGAAAGATAAGAAAGTAATATATGAACCCTGCCCACCTGAAAAGCCACAATTTAGGCCAGGTGATTACAGAAATGATAAAAGAATCGAAAGATTGGTAAAATATGAAAGAAGTACTGATGGATCTTGTGACCCAATCTGGGAAAAAGTACCATTCAGAGAAAGCTTTATTGGCACTCCTGAAG